TGGGGTATTGTTGCAAGATGCGACCTGTGAACAAACACAGGTCTTTTTGTTGTTATGCCACCGTCCGGAGACACAGGGCTGCTAGCTCGGCAGACTGTTACGGTTCGAATCCGTAGGTAGGCACTATGCGCAACCGGCGCAGAATAGCCCATTCCTTCGCAAACGGACGGGCAGGCTAGCCCCCTTGACCTGCCCTACTCCGGAAAAGCCATGCAATCAACAGAACGGTAACTAAACTTATGCACACATGCGGCGCTAAAACACGTAACGGAGGTACATGCAAAAACAAGCCCGTTACAGGGTCGACCCGTTGCCGTATGCATGGTGGTAATCATCCACGTGGTGCAGACAGTCCACATTTCAAACATGGACGATACAGCAAATATGCTCCGCAACAGATTGCAGACAAGATCGAGGATTTTACATCCGGTGACCCGTTAGACCTGTTGCCGGAATTGCACACCCAACGGGCATTGTTTGCACAGTACCTATCTCGCTTTGTTCCCGGCACAGCCTTAACCCGTGATGATATTGATTCGCTTATGTCGTGGTCTGCTGAAATTGGTAAGCAGGCAGAGCGCATTATGAAGATGCGAAACGATAGCGCGTTAACGGCTGCCGAAGTGGTTTATTTGCAAGCGCGAATTGTAGATGTCGTGGTGAAATATATAGATGACCCAGATAAACGACGCGCTTTTGTCGAAGAGCTCTTTAACGGCATTTCAGCAGAGCCTATTAGCGCAACTAAGCCGTTACAACTCGCAGGAAACACCCGCGCCTAATCTGCCAGCATTACACCCTGCACAATCTGCGATTATCGGTCACAGCGCACGCTTTAAGGTCGTGTGTTGTGGTCGTCGCTTTGGCAAAACAGAACTTGCCGTGTGGCGTTTGTCGCATGAAGCGCATAGTGGTAAGCGTGTGGCATATTTTGCGCCTACCTACAAGATGCTGACAGAAGTCTGGAGACGACTAAAAGCAGTCCTGAGAGATAGCATTAAGTACAAGAATGAAACTGAACGTCGCATCGAATTGACGACAGGTGGAAGTATTGATTGCTGGTCGCTGGAAAATGCCGATAGCGTACGTGGTCGCAAGTATCACGGTCTGATTGTTGATGAAGCTGCTATGGTGGCTTATCTGAATGACAAGTGGTCTGAAAGCTTGACACCTTTGCTGACAGATTATCAGGGTTGGGCATGGTTTCTCAGCACACCTAAAGGACATAACGACTTTTGGCGATTGTGGACACGCGGCATTGATCCTTCATACCCTGATTGGCAAGCATGGCAATATCCCACCGTTAGCAATCCGTACATTCAGCCTAGTGAAGTTGACTTACAGCGTTCGATGCTTCCGGCGCGTTCGTTTGAGCAGGAATACCTAGCTGAATTTATTGACGATGCCGGCGGCGTGTTTCGTGGTGTTGCCGATGTTTGCACGCTACCACAGCGCACACCGTATAGCGGTGATTTTGTCATGGGTGTGGATTGGGCAAAGTCGCATGACTTTACAGTCATTAGCTTGATTGACCGCGAAACCAAAAAACAAGTTTTTATGGATCGGTTCAACCAAGTTAGTTGGGAAGTACAGCGCGGGCGCTTAATCGAGATATACCGACAGTGGAAACCGAGCGTCATTTATGCTGAATCCAATAGCATCGGCGAACCAAACATCGAAGCATTACAGCGTGAAGGCATTCCTGTACGCCCGTTTGAAACTACAGCGTTAAGCAAGACACCACTAATCGACGCGCTATCACTGGCAATTGAGCGCAAGGAATTGACGCTACTCAACAACGATGTGCAACGCGCCGAACTGCAAGCCTACCAGATGGAACGGTTACCAAGTGGCAAATATCGCTATGGTTCGCCGGACGGTGGTCATGACGACACGGTGATGGCGTTAGCACTTGCATGGCACGGATGCTACACATCTAAACGCCTCTTATTATGGGAATAGCCACAGATGAACGAAGCAATTAAGACACTTAGCCTGAATAAGTTTGTGGACTTCCTCAAAGGCGATGGCGATGTACTGCCGGTTGAGCGTGCATACAATGAGGTCGGGTGGTTTCGGCGTGCGCTAGACATTCGCAGCGATGCGGTATCGCGGATGCCGTATGCCATCTATCGAGGCGAGCAGGAAATCGCCACCGAAGCGCCAACAGATGAAATCGACCCGGCGTTTGACATCATGCCGTTACTCGATTTCATCTGTAGTGACCTTGACATGTACGGGGCGTTTTATGCGCTGTACGAAACAAATCAGTTTAACAAAAATGGGGCATGGCGACGCTTGCACCCCAAGACCATCGTTCCACAGTACGATGCGAAGGACGGGTTAACAGGCTTTAAGCGCGTCTTTGGCAATATGTCGCAGATGTTTGAACTAGAAGATTTGCTGTATGTGTGGATGCCGAACCGTGAAGCAGAGGTTGGTCACGGCAAAGGCTTAGCCCATGCTGCGCTACGTGCTGCGACTGCCCTGTCAAATGTAGAAATGTTTCAGGGCAAGTTCTTCGAGCAAGGCGCGCTAAATCCTACCATCCTGACGATTAACAACTTCCAGAACTATGCAGAGGCTGATCAGCAACGTTTGCGTAGTCTGTTCGAACGCATGATGTCGGGTGTTAAAAACGCCTTTCGCATTGTGCCGGTCGGGGAAGGTGTGCAGGCTGTTAACCTGATGCAACCCCTGCGCGACATGGCTATGAGTGAGCTAACTGTCTCGCAGCGTGAAGCCATCGCCACAGCGTTAGGTGTTCCACAGTCGCTGCTATTCTCCAATGCGACAAACTTTGCGACTGCAACACAGGACGACATCAACTTTTACGATAAAGCCATCGTGCCGTTTATTGGCATGATCGAACGTCAGCTAAACGACAGGTTGTTTAAGCTGTCCGGTTATCGCTTGGAGTTTCAGCCGGAGCGCTTAGAAGTCTATCAGCAGTTGGAAGCGACTAAGGTAGACAAGCTATCTGCGATGTTGGACCGTAACGTAATCGACATCGCAGAGTTTCGTGAGCTCATGGGCTTGCCGGAGCGTGACGACCTGACGCAACCTGAGCAGATTACGGTTATGCCGATTCCTCCGCAACAACTACAAGCGGACAATCAGCAGGATAACAGCAACGATAACGAACAGACCGATGATCCTGCTATTCGTGCTGCCATTGGTGAACTAAAAACATGGCTATCGGTTGCTAAAAAGCGCATGAAGGAAGGCAACTACAACAAAGCGATTGAGTTTACTTGCGAATACATCCCCGCAGGATTACAGGGCATGATACGCGAGCAGCTAAGCGAGGCGCTAGACGCTGATAGCATCCATGCAATCTTTGCTGATGCACATGAGTATATGAACCATGCCGGACATTGAGCGCAGACGCGAGTTTGAAGAGGAACTATCACGCGGGCTTAGTCGGGTATGGCAGACAGCGCGGTCACGGTTGGTTACGTCAGTCTACCGGGAAGGATATACGCTTGGACAGCTTGCAAACATACCGCCCCAAGTGTTGGCAGAGATGCAGACCGATCTTGAACGTTTATTCCGAAACCGTCTTGATGACGTATTTGTGGAAGCGGCGCAAAGCTATGCGGGTCAATTGGCGTATGGCATCGACGAAGCAGAGTTACAGCGTACAGCGCAGGAGTGGGCGAACCAATACGCGCCCCTGCTAGCGCAGCAAATGACCACGACCACACGCGCATACTTGACGGATATCGCCAGACGTGCGCCGGATGTGCCTGTGAACCAGCGCAATCTATTGCTTGTGCTAGTCGGCACAGCAATTACGGTAGCAGGTGTCAGCTATGCGTTTCGTGCGCCATTTAACACGAATCGCGCTGTACAGACTGCGGTCACTGAGGTGACAAACGCCATCAGCGCCGGAGAACGTGCGGTCAATGATCGACTGCAAGCGGACGGTGTGCGGATAACTGCCATCTGGTATACCGAGCAAGACGAACGGGTATGCCCTGTATGCAGACCACGACACGGCAGAGCATACGGCACAAATTGGACGAATCCCCCACCGGCGCATCCTGTGTGTAGATGCGAACTTGGATACAGGCTAGAAAAAGATGGTCAGGTTACGGTTGTATTTCGTGATGAGGCTATCGCAGAAGAATGGAGAAGAAACCCAAGATGACAGATACACAAGTATTCTACGGTGGCGCGATTAAGGACTTAGGAAATGGTCGGGTCGGTGGCTATCTCGTGATGTTCGGAGATGCGACAAAGACCGATCTTGAAGGTGATTTCTTTACGCCTGATACCGACTTTGATTTAGACGATACCAAGCCGACTAGCATTTATTATCAGCATGGGCTTGACTCGGTGCTGAAGAAACGCAAGTTAGGCAGTGGCACGCTTGCGAAGAATGATGATGTCGGTATCTGGGTAGAAGCACAACTACAACTACGTGACGAATACGAACGCGCCGTTTATGGCATGGTGCAAGCGGGCAAAATGGGCTGGTCATCCGGCACGGCTGCGCACCTTGTTGAGCGCGAACCTGTCGGCAAATCGTATCACATCAAGCGTTGGGCGCTTGGCTTGGATGCCTCGATTACCCCAACGCCAGCAGAACCACGTACACAGGCGCTAAGCCTAAAATCAATCCCTGTGTACGAACTGAAAGAAGTGGTTATTCCAGCAGAAGAACCAGAGGATTTACCAGAGGATGCACCTAGCATCGGTGAATCGGTGATTGCTGATAACGAACCTGTATATATTGAGGTAAGGGAGCAAATCACCATGTCTGAACAGCAGACGAACGAAACACCCAACGCGCCGGTTACTGAAAGCGCATTGGAAGTAAAGATGGCACAGTTTAGCCAGCAGCTTGACGCGGTCATAAAGTTCATCGAAGAAAGCCCGCGTTTGCAGAAAACTGGTTACTACTCTGTCGACGGTGGCAGCGCCGATAGCAACGTCAAGTCTTTTGGCGATTTCCTGCTAGCGGTGAAACGCGGTGACGAAAAGCGCATTGTTAACGTTTATAAAGCGCAGACCGA